TCTCTAAAACAATTTGGAGTAGTCAGTTGAATTACATAACTTTCTAAGGGAACATCTTTTAAATCTAAATTATCTTTAAATTCTGGCCCTTTCTGGACATATTTTATAGTTCCTGAATATTTTTTTAGTAGTTTTTTAGCTATATTACCGTAACCAGTAGCTTCTTCTATCCAATCAATCAAGATAAAAATCTTTGGTTCTCCTGTTCTATTTGGACTAACTACCTCAGACTTAAGAATTCCTGATTCTGTTATTTTAGGTTTAATTATATCTATATTTCCTATTTCTACTATTTTAAATCTATTACTTTTTTCTAGTAAACCTACAAAGTTCTCTTCTATTATTTGAGACTTTAAATCTCTAGAATCAAATCTATATTTACCACAACTAAAAGTTTTACCCTTTATTAAAGTAGCTTTTAACATTTTTATGCTCCTAAACTATTTATTAATGTCAATTTAGGATTTTTTCGTATTTCACTTTCCCACAACCAAATCAATTTGACTCCCCACTTATCGCAATATTTCTGAAGTCTATCGTCCCTTATTTTTTGCTTAGGAAATATTTTATAATCATGCCAATAATCGCCATTACATTCTATTATCAATTTTTTATCTGGTATGTAGATATCTACTACAAATCTTCCATGACAAAAAGGAATTTGGGTTTTATAGCTAATTTCTAATTCATCTAAAACTTCACAAATCATTTTTTCTATTGAGGACGGGTTTGCTTTTTGAGATGCTATTGCTCCGGCCATTTGAGCGATTTTTAATGATTCTCTTTTTTCTTCTTTAGTAAAATTTGCCCATCGTTGCTCTACTCTTATTTTTTTATCTTCTTCTGAAAGTTTGCTATAGTAAGCTTTTATTGATTTTGATAATCTTTTATTATGTTCATCGGAGAATTTATGTCCTAAATTATATTGATTACCCTTTTTAGCCTCACCAATTTTTCTTCTATGTTCAACTGAAAGTTTTCTCCCCTTATGCGTTTCGCTAATTTTTCTTTTTGCTTCTTCGGTATGTTTATATCCTGAAGCATATTGATTACCTTTAGAAGCTTCTACTAATTTTATGTTACCCTTATTTGCTTTACTTAATTTCTTTCTAGTTTCTTCAGAAACAAGATGCCCATTCATGGCCTCACTATTAGTCTTACGTCCTTCTGCATATTTTGTTCCTTTTAGAGACTCAGATATTATCTTCTTGGATTCTTCTGAATGTTTACGACCTTTCATTCCAGTAAGATTTTTACATATCTTCTTTTTGGTCTCTTTACTCCTTATATAAACTCCACTTGGCATTATTCATCCTTTGCTTCTAATTTTTTAAAAGAAAAAATGCCAGTATTCCTAAGGTATTTTGCAGTCTTTATATCAACAGGCATGGGAATATTCTTCATATACATTACTCCTGCTAAAGTATATGTTTTCTTTCTCATCAAAATAGCCAACACTTGTTTTATCGCTGTCTTATTTTCCATCTCAATCTCCTTTAATTAAATTAATATTAAGTTGTACCAAGTGAATGCTGTATGTCTTTAGCTACTACCACAGCATCTGTCTCTTCAATCTGCCAATCAATATTAATTGTACCAGTTATTTCTACCTGGCGTTTCCTCGGCTTATTTTCAGAAACAAACTGCATATCAGTCTGAATATATTCAATCAGGTTCTTTGGATTACAAAGCATTGCCTTTGATAAGTAATGGCTAGGTGTTCCAGCAGTAGTTCGAGCTAGTCTTGGCACTCCAATAACAGGTATTCCCTGATAGAAAATTGGAGGATTATCAATTAGATAATTCATAGCTCCAGAATTAGACGACCCAATAGCAGTCAGCCATCTTCTATACAACCATTCTATATCTACATGAACATAAAATCTCCACGCTTTTAGGTTAGCACTATCAAGATATTTCTTGGGAAGTGCATCCAACATATTATCAAAAAGCGTAATGGTCTCATCAACAGTAGATGCAAATTCAGCACTTGCATGGTCGACCTCATGGTCAGTTGCTCCTATCTGAAACCAGCCGGCATTGTCATCATAAACATTGTCACCTGTTACAGTGTCAGAATTTACAGCAACAGCCTCTAAGTCAGTTCCTGCTTTATTAGATATCCTTTTCATCAACTTATTTTCAAATCCAGCCTTCTCAATTGAGTTTCTCAAAGCACTCCAACCCAAATCAACTGCTATCAAGTACTCAACAGTACTAATATTTACCTGACTAGTAGTTGGTGCAGTAGTTGTAGTATGCTCCGTTCCCTCATTGGCCGGAGTTTGAATTAACAAGTCTGAAAATTCTATCTTGTCCAAGTCAACTGTCTTTTCAGCGCCACTATCATGTCTACATTCTTTTCTCATTACAGCTCTTTCCAAAGTTTCTTCTATGAACTGAGCAAGCTGTCTGGCATTAAGTAATCCACCATTAGCCTCTAAACCAGCATCAGTGAATATATCTTTACTGCCAAAGAACTTTCTATTCAATTCTTCTAACAATTGTTCATTTGTTAACATTTATTTTCAACTCCTTTCATCTTGATTTTGTTTTTTATTATATATTTCCTATTCCCAAAATTCCCGTAAAATCAGCTTTACTATCTTCAGCTTTCTTATCGGAATCTTTCTTATTGTCCTTTTTCTTATCCGATTCTGGCTTTATATTAAGTTCTTCGTTTATCTTATCAACTTCCGATTTTACTTCTCCGACTTTCTTTTCTACAATATCAGATATCTTGGTCAATAAATCGTTATCCTTGTCATCGTCTGATTTCTCGGAATCTTTCTTTTTAGATACATCTTTTTTGGACTTCTTTTCTTCGTCTTCTTCGGTAATTTCTTGTTCAGTCTCTTTTTCTTTGCCTTCTACCTCTTTTTCTACATCTTTTTTCAATAATTCTTCCAGCTTGTCCTCAATATCTTTCTTAAATGTACCCATCTCTTCTGCTATAGTTTTTTTAACTATATCTTTTACTTCTTTCTCATCCATATCACTACCCTCCTTTTTTAAGTTTTTCCCTACACTTGCAAGTACTGACTTTATTGTTTCTCCTGCTTTTACAATACTATCAGCAGCATTTACCAATTTAGTTTCATTTGCCTTGCTTAATACTCGCCCTATCTTAGTATCGACTATACCAAGTTTATTTTTTATTTTATCTGCCATTTTATCTACAAAAGATTTATCCAGCTCATCAAGTTCTTTAAATTCAGGCACTTCTTTATCAAACTGCTTGTAATGTTTTGCCAAGTGATTATATACCCCTTTCCGGTCAGAGTCAGGCAGTATAACACCACCTCTGGCACCCATTAAAGCCCCCATTGCTGCTTTTACACCATTCCAAACAACTGGATATCCTCCGCCACTTTTATGGTGAGGCAGTTTATATGCACCTTTATTATCTGCATCTTTTTCATCATACCAGGTACACATAATCTTTAAGTCTTTTACTTCAGCCTTTTTTACTTCAACCCCAGCATCCCAAGGAGTTCCTTCTGGCAATGCTGTAGTCTTTCTGAATGGAATAACACTTTTATATTCCATCATTTTCAACGCTATAAACCGCTTGTCTATTGCAGGCCTATTAACGTATGATATTTCAAAAATATCGACATCTTTTAACCAGTTAATTTTCACATTCTCGCCCCCTTTATATCTCAATTTCTTCACGAGTTCCACTATATCCAATTGAGTAGCCAACTAGAGTACCATCTTTAATTTTCTTCCACACACTTTCAGAAGCTTCTGTAACCAATACTCCACTACCTGCTTTTACTTTTACTTCATTCATTTCAAAATCTACCGGAGCTTGGTAAATCTGTAACATTTTCCCCATTCCAGAGACACTGTGCATTTCACCAATATCCTGTAAACTCTTAGAAAAACTATGTACTGCCTTTTTTATTTCTTCCGGGGTCATAATATCGCCCTGCAAGTCTACTTCATAGGGTACAAGGAAAACTCCATAGACCTCTCTTTTTTCTTCATCAATCTTAAAAAATTTCTTTGCCTGCGCTTCTAATTCTGGTTCTATAGTTTTATGCTCGTTATACCATTCTACTGCTTTATCTTCATCCCATTCTTTGTCCTTATCAAAATAATATTCAATAATTTTCTTACGATTAAAAGTATATAAAGCATTTATGCCAAGCCTCTCTGAAATAGTAATAACTTTAACTTCTGTATCTACAGCCACTTTAGAATCAACTGGGATTGTTACAATATCTTTCATTATCTTCCCCTTTGTTTTCATTATCTTCCCCTTTGTTTAAAATTTTTATCTCTTCTATTATATTTTCTTTTAATTCTTTTATCTTCTTTGTGAATCTTTTCAATTGTTTCGGGAGGCAATTCAATATCTTCATTTTCTTTTTCAATCTTTATGGGATTCTTAATAACATTGATTTTTACTTCGCGTGATGCAAATTTATCAGTTTCGGGAATTATTCCTTTAGAATCAATAGCTCCCATTCTTACTAACTTTTCTACATCTTTGTCATCAACATCAATTGGACTATCAACTTTGAGCCACTTGTCTTTATATGTGATATCATTTAGCGTTTTTGTTCTAAACATTTTTACTCCTTTTTAAAATAATAAAAAACTAAAACATAATATATTTCTTATTACATCTTAGTTTTTTATTATCTATTTAATTTTTTATTTTATATCTACTTTATTATCATGTAGTGTATATCTTAATTTCTATTTCAGGGAAAACTAAAATATCTCCAGGCTTAACTCCTGTTTCTCTTAATATTACTAATTTACCATCTTTAAACTCGACATCTTTCTTTTCTAAACAAACTTTCATTTCAGCCTCCTATTACTTATTAATATCTTATATAAGAAATACTTATTAATTTATTATTATACACTATTCAAATATGAAAGTAAAATTACTTACTATTTAATAAACCTGGCAATAGGGATTTTAGGATTCTTCTCTATAACATTTTGCACAGTTTCTAATTTAGGCTCTTTTAATATCGGGTCTCCTATGCAACTCACCCAACAGCATCTGCAATCTGGATGAAGTGGTAGACAACTTCTTGCCTCATCTACAGGCATTATAAGTCCATTTAAAGGCATACAAATATCGCAAGTCCTCTCATCATTTGCAATCAATATTTGAGCTTTCTTTATCTTAGCAACCTTATAAGCATCAATAGTAGAAGTATTAAAACTCCTCATAGTCTCAGTCCTTGCTATCATTAAGGCCCTTGACTGACTGCAACCATCATAAACATTGCCAACTCTTACAGCCAGGTCGTCCATAGATTCAAGTTCCTCTATACCCTCATATAGCTGATTATAAATCAGTGCCGAGGTCTCAGAGTCTATATTCTTACTTATCTCTTTTGCACCCACCAGAAAGTCATCATAGTTA